CATATCTGTGCCATTATCTAATTTAGATATTGCATCAGACATTTGATTATGAGGTATGATAGCATCTATATCTGCAAGCGCAATATACTCGGATGATGATTCTTTAGCTGCTTTATTATAGGCTTTACATCTTTCCTCATAATCTTCTATAATGTTTACACTATAGCTTCTGTAATGGTCAATGAAGTCTTTTTTATTAGCTGCTCGTTCATCGCAGTCTAATTTATACGGAACAAGTAATTCAATGAGGGACAAAGTTTGGTCTCGTCTTATTGAGTAATTCAAATCCCATAGCCGCCTCTTCACATGAATAACACTCATGGCAAGCTGGCGGATCTTGTCTTGAACAAGAATATGTGTATTGAATTAAATGTTCTTTACCTAGTTTGTAGTAAACATCAATCATCTGTGACTTAATCATATTTAAGAATGGATATATCACGTGTGGTTCTTCTGGATAAGACCAAGGCAACGTGATTCCAGTTATTGTAGAATTTATATCATATGATAATGGGATCTGGTCCGACCATTGAGTTTTTTCCCAACTATTGTTTCCTGCCATATACAATTTAATACTGTCAAACTGATTGTATGCATCCCTAGTTGATTGGAAATCAAAGACACCATTAGCTTTTGCTTCTTCACTTACCTCATAATTATTATGATATATTAGCTCGCGATTATATTCTCTACTAATAATATCAACCATTCTAGCACCATTCACTGGATCTGGCGGTTTATTACAAGTCCAGATGTGAATTGGCATATTTGCTCTATTGGTATTGTTTAGTTCTTCTATGATAAGACAAAGCAAAGCAGCTGAATCTAATCCGCCTGACAGAAATAAGCCGACATTGTCTGCTTCTGGTATTGTAAAATCTAGTTCATAATCAAAAGGTGCAATACCTAACTCAATCAGCATAAACTCCGGATCCAATATAAGTTACGCCGGTGGGCGGGGTTGTATCAATAGCATCAATTTCAGCATACCATTCATTATAAGAAGTAAGAGTGTCAAACGTAATGACATGGGTGTGAGTACCACCGTCTTCAGTGAATGCGCTACCAGTAATTTTTCCATCACTTAAATATCTTTCGAAGATTTCTGAAACTGCAGTGTTAGCATTTTCAACAATGGCATTCGTGGTAGTATATTGTAATGTATATGTTGGCATTTTATTTCCCTTTCATTATACTTCTATTTATAATAAAAAAAAGAGGGGCTAACCATATGGCCCCTCACGTGCTTATTAAGTAGCAACACTATTCGTATTTATTAGAAGTTAAATGTTGCGCCCATAGTCACATCACCAAATTCTAGGTCTGAGTTTGTGCTAACTTCAGTGTAAGTACGAAGACCGCCACCTAGTGTATAACCAGCTACAAAGTCAAGACCAGTAAATGCATCTTTAGAAGCATCATTCAAAGATAGAACATCAAATGTTGTATCTACTGAGAAATCTACACCGAAGGCATTAAGACCTGCTTTAGGAGTAAAATCCAAAGCCCACAGTTCTGTACCAGTTGTATAGTTCATATCAAATTCACCGCCGGCTGAAATAGTTTGGCCACCAATGTTTAGGTCTCCAGCTGATGCTGTAGATGCAGCCAATACTAGGGCTGCTGCTGTTAGTGCAATTTTCATCTTAGTTAATTTCCTTATATTGATGAATAGTTGATGCCACTTTTCTGTTGCTAGGTAAGTGGCCAACCCCCTGTGTTATGCCGCTAGGGCGTAACCAGATGGTGCGTAATTTTCATTAGCATTTAGTTTAATTGATCTATTCGCGATCATCCGGTAAACTCCACTTCACTACAACACCTGTCGATCCTAGTTCAGCCCCATCAAAAATACACATTATGTACTTGTGGTGGAGCTGTGGGGTACTGCCCCCCAGTCCAGTATGCGTTCACGTTGCTTCAACGTTTACATTTTATTTAGACCAGAAATCAGTCTAAATTAGTTTGTGGAGAAAGTTTCTCCAAAAGTGTTACATATATGTTACAGATCGTTATCATGTATATGCAACTGTATAAGAGCATAATGCAACACTTTCATAAGGTCTTTACGAGCATCTGCTTTAGTGCCCTTCCGACCATATCTATTAGAATACTTATCTACATTTCCCATGCAGAAACCAGTTCCGTGACCTCTTTCGATAATCACTTCTGTTGATTGAAACTTATTTTGAGCATAGTGCCCACCATATGTCGAATCAATATATTTCTTAAACTCGGCAATTAAATTACCTTCATTAAATTTATAATCAATATCTTTCATTATCTTGCCTTGTAGAATAAATGTGTACCGATAGTAGTAGTCAAATCCATATCTTTAGACCAGTAAGGATTAACATAGTCTGCATGGTAGTGGTCGGCTCCACCAGTATTATCTTTATGTTCACCAGATAGAACAAGAGCGGCCGCTTGTTTAGCAACTGTCCAAGCATTACCTCTAGGTTTTTGATCTCGGATCTGATGCGTCCAGCTGAATTGGTAAGGTTGATATACAACATCACATATGCTATCAGGCCATTTAGTTGAAGCAACTCGATTTAAAGTAACGTGAGCAATTGCATATTGCCCTTCAATACTTTCTCCTCTGGCTTCATGATATATATTTAATGCCATGCATTGTGCTTCTGTAGTTTCTTCATGATTGAGTAAACCATAGCAAGACACTATGCCAAATAAGCACAATACACTCATAGATGTTGATAGCATATTTTTCATGATCCTATTGTACATACCAACGAGTTATGCTAGCACCTGACATATCACCGTCAAAGAACCTAGTATCCCAACGACGATCTTTGTCATCACCTTGCGAATAGTCTGTACGATCTTCAACCGCATTATCACCACAGTAATCTAATGCAGCAACAGTAGCTTTTGCCCAGCTACCATAAACACCTATTACTCCGTCTTGATCTCCGTAAACTGTATATACATTTGTCATTTTATAATTCCTTAGTTATTGTTTCTATAACTCTTATACCATATCCATATACAGATGTAAAGTGTTTTCTGCAGTTTTTTTAATTTTTTTATAAAATAACTAATAGTGTTACATATTTACTACATATTGGTTAGTTTCTTAATACCAAGGGTCCAATTCTCTGCAGCATCTTCGACATAACCAATAGCCTTATTAGGGAACTCTTCAATAAAGAATTGCTTACCATTTGCATCAAAGTATTTGATATATGCAAATTCTTCTTTATAATCAAAATGCACTTCACAATGACCTCTGCCTGGTGGTGCTTCCCAAGTGCTTAGTTTACGTCCCATTAAACATACTCCTTGATTGGTTGATAAATTTTAGAGATAGCTTCAGCAATAGCAATTGCTAATTCCATATGTTCTTTTTGAGTACCATTGGCTGATCTTAGTTCAGCATAATGGATCCAACTACGAATAGTTCCGTTAACATACAAACGGCTAATTGTATTGCCCTCTGGTAAGACTGCTCTGGCTTGCTCTTTAGCAATACCATTATCAATAGCCCAAGCATATGCTTCTTTAGATGCATTAATAACCATCTGCTGTTTAATCTGCCACAGAGTTTCTAGTTCACGATCATCTACATCAACACTATTCTGACGATTCTTAGGATCTTGCAAACGGGCTTCACGCAATACAAATGTATTCTCCATATCCCTTGGATCTGCATATCGTTGAGAAAATTCTTGGAAAGAGAAAGAACGATGTCGCAATAGCTGACGTGCAATATCACGTGTTGTTTCTACTTCTAATGTGGCAGATGCCATTTCAAATGGTGACCAGTGTTTATGTTTAGAAAGATAAGCAAGAAGTTTTGGTGCAGTCTCTTGATTAATTTGATTACTGGGATTAGATACTCTTGCGCAATATGCGATAATGTCTTGTACATTATCTAATCCAATAAAAGCGCCTTCAGGTGGTTGTGTGTATCCTACAATTCTTACTTGCATTTATTAATCCATTTTAAAGTTGTTAAATTTGTCTTGTGCCTTTGAGTTATCAAACACTGGCACATCTTGTACAAGACCCTCGGTGGAATTATCTACATCTACCAAGCGCATCTTTGCTCTATCAATACCAACAACAAATCTTTTATTTGAAGTTGGATCATTGTATCTATTCTTTAATTGTTTAACTAATAGCTGCCCCTGTTGTTCTAATTCTTCTGTTGATATAAGTGCAAACATTAAGTCTGCTGTAGCGGGTAATCCAAAAGACTCACTCGTATCTTCAAGCCCAACATCCGAGTTACCAAAACCAGACCTTGTCGTCTGCGTTGCAGAGACAATCGGTACGTTGAACTCGACTGCAAGCCCACGCATTTCTTCTGCAATGGCTTTAATATATGTATAAGAATTAATTGATCCTCCCATGGCTTTCATTCTAGCACTTGAACAAATATTTAGATAGTCAATAAAGATCATCTGTGGTACAAACTTTTTCTTTAATTTAAGTTCATTAAGTAGTGCCCTAAAGTGTGATGCATTAGCTGAACCAGTTGGATATTCTTTTACGATTAGTTTACCATTGGTAGACTTTTTAACCTTGGCAATCTTTTCAGCATACATTGATTGAGATAATGTATCAAGTTGATCAATTGGTATGTTAAGAATATTAGCATCTATACGTTCGGCAATCTTTTCTTCTGACATCTCCATAGTGATGTACAATACATTCTTGCCTATCTCCATAGCTGCAGCTGCCATGTGGCACATAAATAATGACTTACCAACACCAGTACCAGCTAGTGCAATGTTAAGAGACTTATTAGGCAAGCCACCCTTGGTAATCTTATTAAACATCTCCAGATCAAATGGCACTTTTTCTTCTTCTGTATGATAGAAGTCAAACCGTTTTTGGAAATCTTCAATATAGTCATGACCGATTTTTGTATCGAAGGTGACACCCAGAGCCTTTGTGAGCAAGTCAGGTAGTGCGTTCTTTGATAAAGATGGGTGTTTACCATCAATAATTGTAATGGATTCCATAATCGCATTATGTACAGCTCTATCTTGGCACCACTTCTCAGTCTTATCAACTAACCACTCTTGGTCGATTTCTTCTACTTTGAAAATTTCTGGTAGGATTTCTACTGCATGTCTGTAGTGCTCATCTGAGAAACCATCTGCTTCATCTAGTTCAATCTTAAAAGATTCCAGAGTTGGCAGTTTGTTATACTTTGCAACAAACTTACCAACCTGTTTAAATAAATTTTTGTAGACACCTTCAAAGTATTCTGGTTGAACAAAAGGCAATACTTTACGCATATACTTTTCATCAACCAAAAGATTGCGAAGGATAACCTGTTCTATGTTCATTTACTTTCCCTTGTGATTAGTTCATCTTTTTCTATAGCGTTAAGCATTATTGAGTATAATATATCACCAGCGAGAGTTTGTAAAGCATTATTTGAACTATCAAGCTCTTCAATAGGACTTTCAATCACACCAAAGTTAAATGACATCAGAGGATCTTTATCTGTGCCATCAACTTTAATTTCTCCAAATGCAATACAAGTTTCAACAAACTCACCTTTAAGAATACGGACTGCCCAGGATTCTTCTGATCCTGGGATTAATTCAAAATCTGTATTCTCACTCAACATCTAATTCTATCTCCGCTTTGTATCCGATAGTAAATTGGTGTTTGACAAACTCTTTGAATGTTGTCTCATCTAAAATACGTGACCAAAACTCTGGTTGAAGTGTGTCTGCCATACGTGATTTCTTAGTAAGAATTTCACCAGTTGCTGGATCAACACCTTCATACCAACCATTGCTTGGTTTCTGAGCAAAGCCACCAGCAAGAGCAACTTCTAACAAACCAGAATATTGTTCTACGCCACCTTCCCACGATACTGAGATAGGGATTTTTGATTTCTCTTTAACAGACCGAGACTTCTCAACATTAATAACAAAGTCATAACCAGTAACCTCTGTGCCAGTCTTATTCTGACGGCGACCAATAATCCAAATATCATTAGCTGAGTAATAGATACCAGTACCACCGGATACAATAGCTTTAGGGAACAAGCCTTGCTCTAGGTAAATATGGTTAACAGCAAGCATAGAAATATCTTTCATAGCCAGATATGGTGTACACATACGGAATAAACTCTTTAGCTGTTTAGCACGAGACATATCTGCAACAGACTTCTCATTAATAGCATCATCCATTTCTTTCTTAGATGCTAGGTTGCCAATTGAATCTATTACAACAATTACTTTATCTTTCTTATCAATACCCTCAAGTTGAGAGATAAGATCAAACTTTAATTCTTCCACATTAGTAATAGGTGTATGCAGTACACGTGAGGTATCAATGCCAAATTGTTGGAAGTATGCTTGAGGTGAACCAAACTCTGAATCGTAGAATAGCATTACTGCATCTTTATGTGCTTCAAGATAAGCACCAGCCATAAGTAAAGCAAATGATGTCTTAAAGTGTTTAGATGGACCAGCTAATACTGTAAGACCAGGAGCCAAGCCACCATCCATTGAGCCAGATAAGGCTACGTTAACCATGGGAACCGAAGTCGGTACCATTTCTTTACTGTTGAAGAAACTTGATTCTGATAGCACCTCAGTGTTTTTCAGTTTACTATTCTTCTTGAGTTTGTCCATTATACTCATGTAGATTTCTTTCCTTTATTTTCACATACGCGAGTCCTCAAGTCTGTACTTGAGAACCGATGATTTCTGCTGTTAAAGTATAAACCAATGCCGAGTTGTCGACATATATCTTTGCCAGTAAAATCTTTTTCTTTATATTCATCTCCAAGGATGCGAACATCAATTGGATACATTTGCAATATATCTAGTAAGTCTTGTTCAGACGCATATACAATAATCTCATCGACATATCTAACAGCTGCAAGTTGTGTATATCTTTCAACAACAGTTTGAATTGGTGCATTCTTTTCTTTTCTATCTGCCGAAGGATCAATCTGCAAACAACAGATTAGATAATCACATTGAGATTTAGCCTCACGGAGCATAGCAATATGCCCTGCGTGAAGTAAATCAAATGTAGATGCTGTAATACCAGTTTTCTTACCAGCCATCTGGATAAGCCCACAAATAATATTGATGCATTAGATTTTCTCCACCAACAGTAATCCGTTGGTGTAGTTCTTTCATAGAGATGCCGTGATATTCACAAGCACCTTGCATTAGACGATCAGCTGCTGACTTAGTTGACATTATAATATTCCTTATACCAACTTACAAAGTTTTCTACACCAACACCAATGGGTGTAGTTGGTTTATAACCAAGTGCTTGCAGTTTAGTAGTATCAGACCAAGTGGCATGTGTATCTGCAGGGTGCATAGGCACTAGCTCACGGATAGCTTCACGACCAAGATTAGTTTCGATATGATCTACAAAATCAACAAGCTTGACTTGTTCACCATAACCAATATTAAAGATGGTATCATATTTGTCACTATTACGTTTTTGAGTATCTTCCAAGACAATCTTAATACCTTGTACAATATCATCAACATATGTAAAGTCACGGATCATATCACCATGGTTAAATAGTTTGATAGGCTCACCAGCCACAATATTTTTAGTAAAGTCAAATAGTGCCATATCAGGGCGACCCCATGGACCATAAACAGTAAAGAAGCGAAGACCAACTGTCTTGGTAATTGAACTAGACATAAACTGCGACTCGTTAGTAAACTTAGTAAAGCCATACGGATTTAATTGATAACCACATTTCTCGTCTTCTTTCCATGGTAGTTCATTACCAGCCATAGTGCATGATGTGGAAGCATAAACAACTTGATCAACACCAGCGGCATTACAAGCTTCGATTAGATTTTGAGTACCAGTCACATTATTATCAATGTATGTTTGTGGTTCTTCTAATGAGTGTCGTACACCGGCATATGCTGCAAGATGCATTACAATATCTGGTTTATGTCGTTTCATAAATTCTGTAAGACCAGACAAATCTTTTAGATCAACATATGATACTTCAATACTACGTTCACGCAAATTACTTGCCCTAGCATTTTTTAGACTAACATCATAGTAGTGGTTAAAGTTATCAAAGCCAGACACCGTGTGTCCGTCATCTTGTAGAGATTGTGCTAGGTGATAACCAATAAACCCAGCGCAACCAGTAATCATTACATGTGCCATTTAATTCTCCTTATATATTGTATTATAACACACCATTTAAGATATGTAAACAACATTCTGTTCTTTTTCTCTGGCATCTAATTCATATTGAGAACGTACTTTATTGTTCTCTGCAATGACTAACTTTAGAATAGAGAGGTGATCTGTTCCAGAAAATGAAGATAAAGCATTTGTGTCTTTGGGGAAACAAGCACCACCAAAACCACTGCGACCATCAGGACCAGGAACCTGAGTATGACTGTGACTAATCCTGGGATCAGTGCCAACAGCAGTAATAATATTATCGTAATCGGCTCCATGACTATCAATTAACTCCTTATATTGATTGAACCACATAACTTTAGTGGCTAAAAAACTATTAATACCATACTTTACAAAAGCGGCATCTTGTGCAGCCATCTTATATACAGGGGCTGGCTTACAACGGCTAAACTTATTATATAAATTCTCAAGGATGTCTACAGACTTACCTTCACCACCAAATATATGCATAGGTGGATTTACAAAATCTTCAAGAGCATTGCGCTCAGTTAGAAATTCTGGATTGTAAATCACTCGGCTATTCTTAGTGCTTAGTTCTTTTACAATACTAGGGATAACTGTTGACTTAATTACAATCAGACCAGTAGTTTTCTCAATAAGTTTATTAGTAACATCAACAACAATGGAGGCATCTATCTGACCATCAGCACCAAACGGTGTAGGAACACAGACAAACGACACATCGACATCAGTCATATCGTCAACAGAATTATTATAGAGAAATGGATCAATCAACTGGATCTTATTCTTTTTAGTATTAAAGCCATATTCGCATGCCTTACCGACATAGCCATGACCAACGATAGCAATCTTTTTCATATTTTACCTTTCTTAGTACGCACTGTATATAGCGCAATCAAAATTTCTACTGGCCAAGAGTAAGTGCGCCTTCAGCTTCCCATTGATGCTTTTCTTTTTGAATTCTTTTTCCTCCATAAAAGGCATTAGCACAAACAATGCAACAATATATTTCACGACGGTCGAGTTCCGGAGGTCTAGGCCCACTTTTTTTCATTCTCTCCCATGTCTCATCATCAACATTTTTAATTCTTTTAAATGCTTGTTTGCGATTTTTCTTATTTAAAGCATCTTCAATTGATACATGAAGTTCAGCTTTACGAACACCAATAGCTTCTTCCCTACCACCTCTTTTATAACTTTTGCAGTTACAGCAGTCAGGTGTATTAGCTGAATCCCATACGACAGTTTCTTCTTCATCATCGAACAGAGGCGCTGATTGTGATATTATTTTTACCATAATTTAAACTTTCTGCGTGCAGAACATAAGGTCAATACCCTCAGCTTCTGCTTCTGCTGTTAAGTGAGTTTCTACCTGATGATTACGAGGTAGATCAATAGATACAGTGCCATTAGTTACTGGGCAAAAGTATTCTGAGTGTACACGTGGTACTGAGATACCATAAACATCAACACGAGTTTCATATGTAAAATCTTCTTTTAGATGAGTGATGATCTTACGATTGGTTGCTTCGCCTTTAGGATCGACACCGTATGTACCGATACGTCCAGCCCAACCATTTGTTGATCCAGCTTTACCAATCTTAACCAAGCTGTCGTTAACATACATACCATATACAATATCACCCATTGCTTTAAAGTCACGTGTTTCCATGCCATCAGCTTTAGTGAAAACCAATTTCTCAAATGTACGAGAAGGTTTATTATTGTTGATGTTTGTGGTGTGCTCAGCAATTGTAAAGTAACCAAGGTAAGTACCAGCTTTTTTAATTCCGATTTCAATAGAAGGCTTTGTCATAATATAAATCTCCGAGTGTTGTCAACATTATAGCATAAAGAGGGGGCTTTGTAAACCCCCTCGACTGATTTATTTAAATTCTGATAATTTCATTGAGAAAGGAACTTTAGTTTCTAACCAAGCAACTGCATGCTTAGGAGTATCGAATTCCATTTCTTCTGATGTGAAGCCATCTTTAACTTGGATTAACCAATCTCCGTTAACGCAACCATTAGGTTTAGCCATAACATTCTCAAAACCGAATTCTGCAACTGCATCTTCGTATGATAAACCAGTTTGCTTCCACTTAGGATCTTCATAAGAAGCAACCCAACCAATACATGCTACTTGCTCTATGTAACAAGGGATAACTGAGTTAGTAGCTTTATAAAAGTTTTCGAATTTAGTAGTTGCAAATTCCATGTTTGTTGAAAATACGTTTGATTTTGACATAATATAGTTCCTTAGTTATTGTTTCTATAACTCTTATACCATATCCAAACACAGATGTAAAGTGTTTTTTTTACTTTTTTTAACTTTTTTTGTATTTAATGCGATATTGTAACATATTTGATACACTTATGCGTGCCCTACAGTCTCCCGTTTAATATCATTATGATTAAACTCTGCCCAATATAATTCAAAGGCAACACCATCCTCCAGGCATTCAAACTGATGATATACACCAGGCTTAACCTTAGTATACATCCCAGGATCAAGAATAGTCTCATCAACTAAATCATAATCGTTCTGCCATACACGAATAAGCATGCGACCAGATTCGACATAGAAACCATTCCATTTAAACTCGTGGAGATGTTTAGAGCATACTCCACCTTTATTCATTTCAATACGATGGAATTCCAAAGCACCATTAGCTTCAACTAATTCCGTATTACCCCATACTTTTCCAGCTACTGTCATTTTATCCCCACCATCCTAATTTAACTGTGTTGTGTATAATAATTGCAAAGCAGGTAAGAATATGAATAATCCACCAGAATGTTCTGATAGCTGCCACAGCATTTGCTTGTGCATCTGTCTCACCTACTTTTTCACCAAGGCTCTTAGCCCAAATTCGCCATGCTGTTTTTAGCATTACAATTCTCCTCGCTGTGATTTTATCACTTGCTCGTACATAAAGAACAATTGCTCAAACTTCCACTGATATACCTGTTGCATACCCAGCAGTGCGTTCATCAGTTCATCTTGTGTAGGGTCACGCTCACCATCACCTATCTGTTTGAAGATAACCTGAAGGTCATCACAGACGTGCCAACAGTCCATAATCATAGGCTCTAAGTCGTACAGTTTAGTCATCTTCTATCTCCTACTATTCCAACACACTGCATCTTCTGGTGTATTGATTTCAATGCCATTAAATTCACAAGGGAATACACCTATATCCCAGCCACCTTTTAACCAACGTAGTTGTTCTAATCCTTCTAATCGTTCTTCACGTGTACTAATCAAACTCG